CATGGTTTAATGCAGTATTAGTGAGGGCAGCATAATGACACTATATGAAAAAATTAAAACACTTTACCCAAGTTTAACAGAAGAAGACTTTGTACCAACTACAGGTACAATCGTTCTACAAAACGACAGCGATAATAAAGGTGACTATATTAAATCATGGGAACACCCTACACTTGCTAAACCAACACAAGAAGAATTAGATGAGGTAACAGAATGAGTACAGTGATAGAAGATTTAGAAACAAGAATACAAACATTGGAGTCAGCAAATGTCTAGCATAGTAATTCAGGGCGATACTGTTTTGTATTGGATTAAACATCCAGACCACAATGACATCAGGTCTGAAGGTTATGTAGGAATCTCCAGTAATGTTAATAACAGATTTAAAAGACATAAGTTTTTACATACTAATAAACATCTAGCAAATGCTATTAAAAAGTATGGTTGGAAAAATCTAATCAAACAAGTAATGCTAGTAGCAGATGAATCATATTGCTTGATGATAGAAAAACTATTAAGAGCAAAAGAAAACATTGGTTGGAACATAGCTATTGGTGGTGGAAAACCTCCTGTATGTAAAGGGGGTAAACCACTATCAGAAGAAACTAAAGCTAAAATATCTGCAACAAAAACTGGTGTTAAATTAACTGGTGCTAATCTTGAACGAGCAAAAAAACAAGTGTTTGAAATTGGTAAAAATACTAGATTTAAAAAAGGAACGACAATGCCTAAAGAATGGGTAGAAAAAAATAGACAAGCAAAATTAGCTTATTGGAAAAAAATTAAGGAGCTTACATAATGTCAAGTCTTGTTATCCAAGGGGATACCTCAGGTTCTATAACAGTAGAAGCACCTAGTGTTGCGGGTACTCATACCTTAACACTACCTAAAGCTACAGGTAACATAGCTACAGATGCTACTGTTGGGTTAGGTACGAAGAACCTTATCATCAATGGTAATATGCAGATAGCACAGAGGGGTACGAGTGCAACTGGTGAAGGAGCTACCGAAGGTTTTAAAACCGTAGATAGATGGAATTATACTACTGGTGGAACAGCAACTGCTGGTAGATTTACTTTAACACAAGATACAGCTGATGCCCCTAAAGACCAAGGGTTTGGTTATTGTACTAAGTTTGATTGCACGACCGCAGACACATCAATAGCAGCTGGAGAAGGTCTTATTTGGAGAACTAAACTTGAAGGACAAACACTTCAAGCTATTAAAAAAGGAACAGCTAGTGCAGAACAAATTACATTAAGTTTTTGGGCAAAAGGAACAGCAGCAACTTACGCTGTAGAATTACATGATGAAGATAATGCTAGACATAATACACAAAAGTTTACAGTTACTACCTCTTGGCAAAGATTTACATTAACCTTTGCCGCTGATACAACAGGGGCATTTAATAACGATAATGGTGCAAGTTTAGGAATTAATTTTTGGTTACATGCTGGTTCTAATTATACAAGTGGTACTTTCACATCAAACACTTGGGCTACAAGAACTTTAACTAATATTGCTGTAGGTATAGATTCATTCTATAGTAGCACTGCTAATGAATTCTTTATTACAGGTGTCCAACTAGAAATAGGTGAAAATGCTACACCCTTTGAACACAGAATGTATAGCCAAGAGTTAGCTATGTGTCAGAGGTATTATTATGTACTTGCTGAAGGCGATAATCAAGCCATAGCAGTAGGATATTATTATAATGCTACGCAATTAAGTGTGGTTGGAACACACCCAGTTCAAATGAGAGCAACTCCTACAGTAGACCAAACAACTGGTACAAATTATTATTCTATATCAAGAAATAATGGTAATGACCCGTTTAATTCATTTTCTGTTGCTGGGTCTACAAATAATAAAAATTATTACCTATTTAATAATACGCAAGTATCAGGAATCGCTGGTCAAGCAGGGCTAGTGTACAATTATACAGCGAGTGGTGGAAATGCTTATGTTGCTTTATCTGCGGAGTTATAATTATGACATATAAATTAATCAGAGATGTAATAACAAATGAAATACAAGCTGTAAACAAAATTACAGAAGGAAAAATGTTATCAATACCATTTGACCCAGCAAACACAGACTACCAAGAATACCTAGAATGGGTAGCAGAAGGTAACGAACCAGAAGCGGCAGACGAATAACATGACACCACATGAAGAATTAGTTGCTCACGAAAAACTTTGTGCAGAAAGATATGACACAATACATCATAGATTAGATCGTATTGAAAATATGCTTAACAAATTAATCTGGGGAATCATGGCTGGCTTCGGGGCCATCGTAGTCGCTGTCGTCATGAGTGCATTACACTAATTCCATGAGAGAAGAAGCAGTCATACTAGCATTTGCCTTGATGTTATTATTTACTTATTGTTATTTATTATTTTGATATGGAGACAGAGCATGGAGATATTAATTGCAGTAATCCTACTGACAATATTAGCACTAATGATAGCCTGGATAGCAACCGAGTATCAGATGATATGGAATTGGATCAAGACACAAATAAAAAACCTCGTTCAAAAATGTGTCGCATTGTTACAGACTGTTGTTAGCTGGTTGCTACGTCTATGATTAGCGCAATACTTCCTCTAATCTCTACCGTTATTGATCGAGTAATTCCTGATAAGAATGGTGCAGAGAAAGCTAAGCAAGAGATTGAAAAGACACTCATTGATAATGCTAACCAACTTAATCTCGCACAAGTTGAAGTCAATAAAGTAGAAGCAGAACATCGCTCAGTCTTTGTTGCTGGCTGGCGACCTATGATTGGTTGGAGTTGTGCCATTGGAATTTTTTGGCTATTTGTCGGACATCCACTTGTTGTTTATATAGATGGGCTAGACGGTGTAACAAGTCCTATCCCTACAATAAACCATGACATTTTATTAGAACTTACCTTTGCTATGTTAGGCATGGCTGGCCTACGCACATTTGAAAAACTGAAGGGCATTACTAAGTAGTGTACTTAACAGACCACTTTAGCAAAGAAGAACTGTGCCATAGTAATACTGCCATCCGATTGGGTTTAAAAAATGAACCTAACCAGGTGCAACTAACTAATCTTTATAAATTAGCTGAAGGATTAGAGCATGTCAGGTCTAAGCTGGGTGGACTACCTATCATTATATCTAGTGGGTTTAGGTCAATGGACGTTAATCGTGCTGTTGGTTCGAAAGACACGAGCTTTCACACTTACGGTTTGGCAGCAGATTTTATCTGTCCTCGTTATGGCAGCATTCATGATGTGTTTCATGCTGTGGTATCCAGTTCGATAGAATATGACCAGTTAATCCTTGAATATGATTCTTGGTGCCATGTCGGATTTGCTAAAGGCACAGATAAACCTAGACGACAATCACTCATCATAGATAAGCACGGCGTACGCGCACACAGTTGACCAACAACAGATATAAGATATACTTATAAAGTATTAACTTTGTAGAGAATCTTATGACGAAATATAAATCTGTTTTAGTTATATCAGATCTCCACATTCCCTATCATCACAAAGACGCATTCAAATTTCTCAAGGCACTTAAAGATAAATATAAGCCTGACCTCATAGTTAACATTGGCGATGAGTTAGATCAGCATGCTATTAGTATGCACGATCATAACCCTGATCTGATGTCAGCTGGTGATGAATTAAAATCGTCTCGCGTATATGTAAAAGAATTAGAAAAAATCTTTCCTAAGATGTCCATCGTACACTCCAACCACTCATCCTTAGTCTATAGACGTGCGTTGAAGTATGGATTGCCCAAGGAATATTTACGTTCTTACAATGAGTTTCTTGGTGTCGGCAAAGGTTGGCAATGGGTTGATGACCTACGCATTACTTTATCTGATAACTCAAGATGTTTCTTTACCCATGGTATGTCCGCCACGGTGCTACAAGTGGCAATGCAATACGGCATGAACACAGTTCAAGGCCATTACCATACCAAGTTTTCTATCGGGTACTATTCAAATCCAGACGCTTTAATCTGGGGCATGCAAGTAGGTTGTCTTATCGATCAGAAATCCATGGCATTTGATTATGCTAAAAACTTTAAGACAAGATTCATTGTAGGATGTGGTATGATTATAGAAGGACAACCAAAACTAATGCCAATGGTATTAAAGGACGGTGGAGATTGGATAGGGAAGATAGTTTAGATGTAGAGTTTTGTTCAGAAGCTGATGAAACACAAGCTGAAGCTTTAGATAAGTTAGTTGGACGTAAAATTTGGAACGTTGAACTGCTAGAAGATGACAAACAATCTATGATTCGTATATTTTTTTCTGAAAATGAAGATGATTATCTCTTAATTCACTGCGAAGGTGCCGATTTATACCTCATAGAACCCAAACCTAAGGCTCTACATTGATTTAGGTGATACTTACCCCTTACCTACATTGAGATCGTGCAACACAGAGCGATTGTGTGCGTTTTAGCTATATTTAGGCAAACACCAGGTATTTTCTAGTGCAATAATGTGCGTAAATGGCACTAAAGTTAGTTTATCGAGTCTATTTTGGCGCTGATAAATTTCATAGACACCTTTGCCTTCTTTAAATTCTTTGTCTTTACATTTTTTTTGGACTAATGCTAATAATTCTGTACGCTTTGCAACAATCCACTGATCCAATCTTTCAAAAACAATATAATCAGCACCGCCTTTTATCCATCCATCCTTACCTAAAACATTTTTACCTTCTACCCAGGTGTACATTGATTGTGCTTGACTGTCTTGTCTATTGATTTTTTTCATACCCTTCACATCAAACTTTAGTACACCGTCTTCTATCCAATCAAGCAACCCTTTTACATCCCAATGTTCACCCATGTCTTCTTCTTTGGTAGCAAAAATAGGATTGAGCAGCCAATCCTTTGCGAAAGACTGCTCAACACGTTTACCTTCCTCTAAAAAACTTGTCACACTATACCTCTACGATCAATACTTGCCTTGTTATTATTAATTTCATCTAGTCTTTTTTTCACATCAAATGGATTAAAGCCACATAAATAACAACACAAGTCTAATAACTCATTATCTTCTGACGTTAGCCATCGTATTGCGCTGCGTCTAATAAGTTTTGGGGTAGTCCTGTTGGTTGCTTCAAACATTGCATTAATTAATATTGCTTGGTACAGCCTGACTTCATTAAGATAAATATCTGGTTTATATTTTATGTAGTCCTGGTCATCATTGTTTACGCTCATGATATTCTTTCCTATAAACTAATACATTTCTTTATTGTTACACACATGTTTGCAGTCTATATTGATAGTTCGATTAACGAACATAAGGACTACAATCATGTGGACAAAACCAGCTGCGACTGAAATGCGTTTCGGTTTCGAAGTAACAATGTACGTAATGAATAAGTAATTTGTAATACATGTAATACAAAAGGGCTAGGATTAACCTAGCCTTTTTAGTATCCCATCAACTTTATATTTCAAATCAACGTGGTGCTTACCAATTAGCTTATTAATATTCAGTTTTACTAACTCAACAATCAATTCACGCTTCTTAGCCACATCCACATCCTCTTTAACCTCAATCAACGCTAATAATTTGTTGAGCTGCTCTGCCAATTCATTGTCACTTTGCATTGGCTTTGGATCCTTACCAGGTATCTCAAGGGTTATCGACTTTTTTGCAGGTAATTTACTCGCCATAGATTTTGTTGCTGCATTACCATCGTCATCTTCGGGCGCGATTGCGCAAGCGCTCATCAAACTATAACGACGCGCATAGGTTAAAGCCGAGCCATAACCTTGTGGTGTTTGTTTATCGGCTGGTACATGCAATACGCCCCCTGACATAGACTCACCTGACTCATGTAAAAAGATTGTCTCTATCTTAATACCTGTTTCACATTCATGTGTTTTTTGCACCAAGGCAATGCCGTGATTATTTAACGCATCAATCACTGCTTCAACACAACCCGCAAGATCTACGTACTGGCTCCTAAAGTGTGGGTTAGTTGCTGTTTTTAATGCTGGTGCAAATTCTTTTTGTGCTGCTACGAAGGCTTTAGCAATCGCCGATATTGTTGTCATGTTCCTCTCCAAAATATAGTTTAATCATTTGTTCACGTTTATCTCTACTCTTGATATTTTTATAAATCAATTGTAAAAAATTTTCAGTATCTTCAGCGCTAGTTGTCATGCTATGGTCATACTGATTGGAACCATTGTTATTGATATCACTCATTGTTTAACTCCCTGTCACGTATACGTAACTTAGATTGACGAATTGTGCGAGCTGGTTTAGCTGGCACGACTTTTTCAGGCACTGCCTTGTAGTTAATGGTAGGCCATGAAATCTTATATCTTCCTGCATGCGCATGTGCTACATCGCGCATTTGATCCATGATTTTTATTTCCATGTCTTTAGATTGTGCTTCAAGATCATTAATCATATCTCTGATTTCAATAATCTTTTGAGCATATTCCTCTACTTCTGGAATGTCAACAGTAACATTGTTAGGATCGTCCCATAGCTTACTTGCTTCCGTTGGATCCGTAATGTCATACCATTCAATAAAATCTTCAGATTTAAAACGATCAAGCCGTCTTTGAAAGTCTGCAATGGATTCATGCAGCCGTGTTAATACTTCCTCATCACGTTCATAAACAAAAACTTTGAGTTGTGTGCCTTTGTATAAAACACAAACAGCACCCCAAGTTGCCCCCATAATATCCATTTGCATCTGCAATTGTAATGGGCCACGATACAGTGGTAATTGATCTGCGCTTTCTACTTCGTGTGATGTCAGTTTAGCCTCAATCACACCTACGCCATCTAATTTAATCTTGTCTGCATTGACACAAATAATACCCTGTTCAATGTCCGTCATGATCTCAATACCATCACCATCGGCTGTGCCGTCAAGCGAGCAAGCCACTGCTGCCGTTTTGTGTTGGTAAGGTTCTGTATGGTCAAGTTTTAAGGATGAAACCCCTAAGCGTCTTGCTGATTCCTCAAGGATAATGCTTTCTGTTAAATTCCCCCATGTCATTGCTTCATTGGTGATGTTCTCACGTTCTTTGCCATTAATGAACTCTGTTTTTTCTTTTAATAGTTCATTAACAGTTTTGTATCGAGACATCCCCATAAGTACAGGGAGTTCTGATGCTGATAATTGGTCGTCAGGTGTTAATTTGCCGACTGTTTGGCCTTGTATGGTCGCCATGTTTTGTATCCTTTCATAGATCTGATTGATTGAAATATTTGATTTACGTGGTGTTTTCTAAATGAATTGCCACGATACGTTTTGAGACCAAGCATATTTAACCTGGCAGCCATCTCTACTTGCTGAAGTTTGCCGTGTTGATTTATGCTTTCTAAGATCTCGATCATGCGCTTGTTGTAAGCATGCACATTTTGTTGGTATTGCTTTGCACCTTTTTGTTGTATTGCTGGCAATATCTTTGGCGGTGCGCCAAGTATAACGCCACGTGCTTTTGCAGCAGCTAATGCGTGCTTCGTGTTGCTGCTAATCTGCCGCCGTGTTTCCTCATTCAATACTGCTCGAATATGTAATTCAAACACAGAGGCTTTTGGTGTCTCGGCCACAATGAGCCTGTCTCCGATGTTCTTATCCTCTAAAAATGACGAAATAAACGAGACTGAACGAGTCAATCGGCATTGTTTTGCCACAATCAAATAGGCTTTAGGCTGATTCCTGAGTTCTGAAATCGCCATGTTGAGTTGCTCCCGATCATTGTTTTTGCCTGATTCAATGTCGGTGTATTCAGACATCACCAATCCGCCGTGTTGAGTTACATACGCATTGATGATTGAGCGTTGAGCCTCTAAGCCAAGGCCTGATTCGCCTTGCTTATTGGTCGACACTCGATAGTAAGCAATAAAATTTGCCATGTTGAGTTACTCCTTTTCATAGGTTTTAATTTATTCAATAATGTTAGTTTCGATACATTCTTTATTGGTTTTCAAATAAACGGAATCACCATAAGTAATAGCCTCGAAAGTAATATTATTCTTACAGATAACGTCGGGAGGAATAGGATACCAAGTATCTAAAAAATCAATGATAAGCGCTTGCACACCTAGCCCGATGATTATGCCAAGAAAAATGCCAATAGCGCACCAACGCGCGCCGTAGCCTCTAGAATCAATTATTTTATGAGTCATGACCTACCCCCTAGGAATGATTCTAAAATGCACGCTATGACGCCAAAAAGGCCAATAGCGGCTAAAAGTATTAAATATAGGATTAGATTTTCAATCATAGTTTTTTACCTTTTAAAGTTTAATTATTGTCACGGACGCGCTCGCGCGCGTTTCGGCTATTTAAGCCTCGTCAGCGTGACTGATTTTGTATATTTATTGCTTTAATTAATGAATTCTGTAAGTCAAAAGGTTGATTTAAGTCAAACTCTTGAATACGTGTATCAAAGCATCCATATTTATCAATTAATAGCTTTTCCAATTGCTTTGCTAGTTTTAAATCATGGATATTTTGGTTTTTATAAGCATCTAATAAGATGTCCTCATGTATTGGGTTTTTAGATGATTTACCCCAAATTATATATTCTTTCATGATTACACCTCCATTTCATAAGTTAAGTTACTCGCAATGATTTCGGCACAAAACCAAACCATAGCATTATAAAAAAGTGATGTTGAACCAATGTTTTTGCTAATGAATTCGGGAAAATACCCTTGTTCACTTATAAAAGTATCTAGTATGTCGTGTAAATCTGAAGCAAAACGCTGATAGATTTCTGTTGTTTCTTCATAGTAGATCATTCCATGTACGCCACCCTCACATCCATGGCGTGCAATGTCTTGTAATTCTTCTGTGGTGTAGTTTTCTGTTAAGTATTGTTTAAATGTTTTCATTTTTATATACCTTTTCAAAGTTAATAAAATATGAATATTAGATATCCATGTATAGAACTCTATCTTAAAAAGATATCAATTTCAAGTCTTTTTTATAAAAAGATATAAAATAATTTAAATGGAATATGAACTCCCCAAAAAGCCTAAGATTAAAGAAAAGGTCATTCAACCCGATCAACGCAAGTTTTGCGTGGTTCCATTGCGTGCCGTTACTGATAAAAACTTAACACTAACAGGATTAAAGGTTTTATGTTTACTAGCTAGTTATTGTAATAAGGCTGGTTTTACTTATGTTAGCCAGGGAAGGTTAGCGAATGATTTGAATATAAGCACACCAGCAATAAATAAACAGATTAAACAGTTAGAAACTAAGGGATATATTAAACAGTTTCCTGGATACCATACAATGATTAAAGGTAAAACGAAGCGCATCATTTATGATGAAAAAATAAGCGATAGAGAAGCGGAACAGATCGCTGGCGTTCCAAAAGAGGATATAACTAACAAAGAAATTAAGCAGTTATATAACCAAAAGTATATAAAGAATAACAACGATATAGCAGAAGGTAATAAACCAGTAATGGTTAACCAATCAACTCAAAGCGATAATGAGACAATAGCTAGCTTGTTTGAGTGTGTGTCGAAAGAGAGTGAATTGCTGGCGCTTGAAAAGCTTATTGAATCAGGTATGACCCCGAGCGAGCTGAAGGCTAGGTTAGATCAAGGTGTTGAGCTGTCTGATATGCTGCCTTAATGTTCATTTAGGGAACATGTTAATTATTCTATCTAGCTATTAATCCTCTGAATCCCTTGCTGTATAAGGCTTCTAGCTAAAATGGCACCTTTCCCCCTCC